GTTTGGCGCGAACCTGCGCGCCGCCCGTGCTCGCGCCGATATGTCGCAGGAGCAGCTGGCCAACAAGGCGGGGCTCTCGGCATCTTCAATCATCGGATATGAGAACGGCTCGATGGTTCCAGGCGTCGACAAGGCCTATGCCATCGCCCAGGCGCTGGGCTGCACGCCCAACGACCTGATGGGCTGGAACACGGACGAGGCCGCCTAGGCCGGATGGAGGAAGAGATGGAAAGTCGTGAGAGAGATGCGGGGCCCTGGTGGTTCCGGTCTCGGGGGCGGTTCGGCGCGCAAACCTCGCCGCCTCCCTAGCCGGGTCGTTATCCGCCATCCTGCACGGTTATCAGACCAGATCCCGCCCGGATTTCCCCGTGCCTGCCCTATATCCCATTTATGACTGCCAATCGGGAGAGGGACTGGAGAGCTTCGGCGGGACTTTCGGTAGCCCGCGGTCTGGCTGCCTCGCCGCGCGTCGTTGCGCCGACGCCTTCGGCTCGGGCTTTTCCGGCTTCCGTATGCCGGGCGGGGCCCTACTTTACGGCGGCCCGCGTCCTCAAAACTGCCTTCAAGGAGATGGCTCCCTTCCGTCGGTTGACAGGACGCTTGGATTGTACCGCCGTGAGCAGCGGATTGAAAGCGACTACAGGAAAGAGGTTACGGGCTATGGCGACACGAAACGCGATTGCGCGGCTGCGCAGGGAGGCCGGTCTCTCCCAGTACCGGCTCGCCGTCATGGTCGGCGTGACCGAGAAGACGGTCTGGAACTGGGAGCGCCGGGGAATAGCCGACGCGAAGTACGGGGCGGCCAAGCGGCTCGCGAGGGCGCTGGGCGTGCCCATGGAGGATCTGGAGGAAGAGGAATGACGGGCTCGCGAATGACCCGGGCGCTGCTCGCCTCGGCCGTCGTGATGGACGCCGCCGGCTGGATGTGCGCCGCGCAGGGGGCCTACGGCCTGGCGCGGGTGTGCTTCTCGGCCGCGCTGCCGTTCATCGCGGCGTGGGCGCTCGCCTCGCTCTTCGACTGAGGCCGGGCCCGCCCCCGTCGCGCCACGGGTTCCGCACCGCCCCCATTCCGCGGGGCCCGTGGCGCGACGGGGCCGGACCCCATACTTCCGGCCCATATGGTGCCGCCGCCGACTTGGCGGGGCGGCGGCACCGCTCCCTTTGGCGGGGGAGCGCCCTCCGGCTGCATCTATCGGTGCGGCCCTCCGGCAAGGGATTGGCCCTATTACATGTGAAAGGAGAAGGCCATGTGGATGTCGATAGCCAAGGGCGCGCGTTACGCCTGCTGCGACAACGTCACGTTCCGCGCGATGGTCATGCAAGGGGTCATCCCGCGCTACCCGTCGCTCAACCCCAACAGCTCGCGCGAGGTGGTGCGCAGCGAGGACATCGACGCCGCCATCATGGCGCGCGGCGCGGTCCCTGCGCTGCCCTCGCCAGACTGCGTGCCGGCGCGCCGACCGAGGCGGGTGGCGTGATGGGCGACCTGGTCTGGGAGGCGGGCTGCCGCCTCGGCGCGTGGTGGGACTCGCTGCCCGAGCGCGTGCGCAGCGTCGTGTGCGCCGTGGCGCTCATCGGCCTGATCGCCGTTGCCGGCGCCATCGAGGGGACCGCCCCGAGCGGGATGTACTACTAGCCCCTATTTACCTTGACAGCTGCATAGCGATCGGGGCGGCGGCCCGGGGAAGGGAGCCGCCCTATGGGACAAGGAATGCCGCCCGTATGGTCTTTCGTCCTCTTCGCGCTCGCGTTCACCATGTTCTTCGTCCTGGGGCTCGCTACATCCGGAGCGCTGTCCGGATGAGCGCGATGAGCGTGGGCGCGGCGGCGCCGCCGATGAATCCGGCTATGGCGCCGGAGACGACACTGAACAGCGCCACGAGGTAGTCGTGCCTGCGGCCGCCCCGGACGTTCTCGCGCTCGATGCGCGCCGCCTCGTCTCGGTCTAGGAACCAGCAGCGCCCCTCCGAGGTCAGCTCGCCGAAGTATTTCGGGTTCTGCTCGCCGCCCGAGCGGCCGTCGAGGAGACCCTTCCTCGCGAGCGTCTCGTATACGCGGCGCTCGAGCTCGTACTCGCGGGAGTAGGTACGGATCTCGCAGCCCATCGAGTCTATGCCCTGGAGCGTTGAGAGCTCGTTGTCGAGCCGGTTCCAGATGTAACCGTCCACCGACTCTCCCCGTTCGGAAACCTCTTGGAGCCTCCTGAGATAGGACTGCTCCTCGCTCGTCAATTCAACCATCCGGACCCCCGCCCCGATCGCTATGGCAGTTCATGCGAGGCCGTGGGCCTCGAGACAGGAGGATACATGCAATTCGAGAAGAAGTCTGTGCGCCTGGGCGACATCCGCCCGAGCGGGCAGAACCCGCGCGAGGACTTCGGCGACATCGGCGCCCTGGCCCGCAGCATCGAGGCGACCGGCGGCGAGCCACTGAACCCGCCCGTGGTCGTGGCGGACGGCAACGTCTACCGCATCGTGGACGGCGAGCGCCGCTACCGCGCCCTGTCCTCGATTTACGGGGAGGACCGCGAGGTGTCCGCGCTGGTGGCCGACACCATGGACGAGGCCAACGAGCTCGTGGCCATGCTCGCCACCGACGACAAGCGCCAGCTGACCGAGGCGGAGCGCGCCCGCGGTGTGCAGCAGATGCTCGTGCTGGGCATCGACGAGCAACGCATCGAGCGCGCGAGCCACGCCACCGCCGGGCAGATCCGGGCTGCGCGCAAACTGCGCGGTCGCATCGATGCCGGCGTGCAGGTAACACTGGAGCAGCTCGAGGCCGCGAGCGCCTTCGACGACGAGAAGGACGTCGAGGCGGTCCTCGCCGCCGGCGAGGGCTGGGCGGGCAAGGCCGACAGCATCCGCCGCCGCAACGAGCGCGAGGAGGCCAAGGCCGAGGACTACGACGCGTTCGGCGATGCAGGCATCCCGGTCGCGAAGGAAAAGCCCGAGGGTTTCAACTACACGGACTGGGTCCACGTCGGCCTCGCCGCCGAGAAGCTCGAGGGGAAGGAGCTCGCCGCCGGCACCGTTGCCGTGTGGAAGGGCAGCTACTGGGACCTCTACGAGCCGGATGACGGTTCGGGCGCCGAGGCCGAGAAGACCGAGGAGGAGATCCGGGCCGAGCAGGAGGCCGAGCGCGAGGCGTCGGCGCTCGAGACCCTGTATAGGAGCCTGATCGGCTTCGTGGCGTCCGGTGCCCTTGCCATGTCCAAGGACCTCATGGCGTGCGTGTGCGCTGACCGTGGGGACCCGCCCGCGCTGCTCATGGCGATGGGCGGCGACAGCTACGTCGAGAACGAGGAGCGCTTCGGGGTCGTGCGAGACGAGTTCGCCCGCAACCTCAAGGCGTGCAGGCCCAGCGAGTACGAGGCCGGCTGCTGGCTCATGGCGGCGGCCAAGGACATGGCCCAGCTCAACAACCTCTGGGGCGGCGACGACGCGGAGGCGTGGCTCGACCACTATGACATCTTCTGCTCCGCGGGCTTCGAGCCCGGCGATGAGGACGTGTGGCTCATGGAGAGGGTGCAGGCCAGTTTCAAGGAGGAGAAGGATGAGTAGCGAGAAGGATGTCAAGGTGACGGTGGAGGCGTGCGGCGAGGTCCGCGCTTTCGAGTGCCGCTGCACGATGCTCTCGACTGGCAACGGTGACGGCTCCGGCAACTCATGTTTCGTGGGCTCGGCCAGCCTCAGTGATCTGTTCGCGCTCGCCTGCGAGTGCGCCGACACGCTCTGCGCGGCTTTCAGCCAGACGGGCGTTCCGGACAGGAATGCGCGCAAGCTCATGCTCATCGCCGCGCTGGGCGTCGATGCCGACATCTAGCGAGCGGCGGGCGGTCGTGCAGCGCGGGGCGGACGGGCGCTGGTTCGCCCGCCCCTACATGGGCACCGACCGCGTGACCGGCAGGCGGATCAGGCCGTACAGGTCGTGGGACGCGGAGCTGACGCGCGAGCAGGCCCAGACGGAGTGCGACAGGTGGGCGGCCACGTTCGACCCTTCCTCCGCGCGCGACAGCTCCAAGCGCCTGTCCTCGATGCTCGAGACGTACATCTCCGACCCCGTCAACGGCCTGTCCGACAACTCGGTGGCCACGTACCGCTCCGTCGTCAGGACGATGGTGGAGCCGACCATCGGCCGGCTGCCCTACGACCAGCTGGAGCCCTGGGACGTGTCGGCGGCGTACCGCCTGCTGCTCGCCCCCAGGAGCGGCAAGGGGCTGTCGCCCAAGACGCTGCTCAAGATGCACGCGCTGCTGAAGGGCGCCTACCGCTCGTGGCGGCCGGCGTTGGGCCGGGACATCATGCTCGACGTGCCCGCGCCCTCGCCCGACCCCGTGGAGCCCTTCGCGCTGTCCGAGCTCGACACCGACGAGCTCTCCCGGGCGCTGGTCTCCGCCATGTCCTCGCGATCTGCCTCTGCCGCCAACATCTCGCGGCGCACCGAGGCCATGGCGGTCTACCTCGCCCTCAACACCGGACTTCGCTGCGGGGAGATCTGCGGGCTGCAGCGCCGAGACTGGCGCCGCGCCCTGCACGACCTGCACGTGGTGGGGCAGGCGGTCGAGCACCCCGAGCTGCACCGGCAGGCCTACACCAAGGGCAGGCGCGTGCGCAACGTGGCGCTCGCCCCGGCGGTGGAGGCGCGGCTGGAGCGCCACCTGGAGTGGCAGGACACGTGGCTCTCGCGCAAGGGCCCGGCGGCGCTGGTGGTGACCTTCGGGCCCGCCGGAGCCATCGCGCGCCCGAGCACCGTGACGAGCCGCTTCAAGTCGCTCGTGAGGGACCTGGGGCTGCCGGAGGAGACGGTGTTCCACTCCCTGAGGCACACGCACGCCTCATGGCTGCTCATGAACGGGTTCGACATGAGGACCATCCAGGAGCGCCTGGGGCACGCGAGCGTCAAGACGACGCTTGACATCTACGGCTCGGTCATGCCGGGCCGCGACCAGGCCGCCGCCGCGGCCTTTACCGATTCGATCTGCAGAGGTGATACGGATGACGATACTTGATTCCCTCGTGGAGGGCGCCCTGTGCCTAGGCAACAGGCGCGAGAGCAACGAGCTGCTCGGCATGATGGTTCGCTACCTCGTGACCGGCGAGGTGCCCGAGCCGCGCACCGACGCCCAACGGATGGCCATCACGATGATCATGCCGGTCCTCGAGAACAGCCGCGCCAGGGCGGAGGCCGGAAGGAAGGGCGGGCAGAGCAAGGGCAAACCCGAAAGCAAACCAGAGAGCAAACGCGCAGGCAAAGCCGAAAGCAAACGCGCGAGCAAAACGGAAAGCAAACCCGAAAGCAAACCAGAGAGCAAACGCGCAAGCGAAGAGGAGGAGGAGGAGGAAGAGGAGTTAGGAGTCTGGATTAACCCCTCTGATTGTGAAAACGAAGGGGGAGGGGGCGCCGAGTTCGTCCCGCCGACCCTCGAGGAGGTCAAGACATACTTCGCGGTGAACTGCCTACGCGGCAGCGCCAGCAAGTTCTACGACTACTACGAGGCCAACGGCTGGACCAGGCAGGGCTTCCCCATCGCGAAGTGGGAGCCGGTCGCCCGCATCTGGTCCGACCGTGAGCGCGGCTACGACGCCGAGCGCAAGGCCCGCGGCGGGCAGACCTCCCAGGAGGTCGAGCGCGCGGCGGTGTGGAAGCCCGCCGAGACCGAGGACGACGTCATCGCCGCCCTCGAGCGGGAGCTGGGTGAGTCGGCATGATCACCCTCAGGGAGATGCTCGACGGCTTCGACCCCGCAGCCGGCCGGCCGCTCGACGTGACGCGGATCTACATGGCCAACGTCATCAGCGCCGACGAGGGCGCGCGCCTGGCCAAGAAGCAGAAGCTCGACGAGTACCGCGCCCGCAAGCGCGCCAAGGAGGACCTGCGGATGGACATCGCAGCCATCGCGAGGGGCGAGAAGCCGAGCTGGAGGTATGCCAAAAGTGTGCCAACACCGGCGGGGCAGCTGGGCCAGCAGGCGATGGGGTTCCCGCCGCTAGAGGGCGGAAACGGGGCCGGCGGGGGAGTCCCCGCGGCAAAGAACACCTAATTCTTTTGAGAAGGAGAGTGAGAGAGGTTTTGACCGAGATCTCAGCGGTGATGAGGGCCTACCGGGACGCCCTCGACAGGCACCGGATTCCCTGGGCCGACGACACGTACGACACCGAGAGGGTGGGCGGTTACCGACTGCGCGTGGAGCGCACCGAGACCATCCTCGACGAGCACAGGGTGAGCGTGATCTGGGGCTACCAGTGCCTTCCGGGGCGCGAGCCCACGGGCGTGACCATCGGCTACCCGAACTACCTCGAGGTGCAGTACGAGCCGATCAGCACCGAGCCGTTCATGGCCACGCCGGGCGACATCTTGGCCGACATCTTCGGCGTGAGGGGTGAGTCGCGATGAGCTACGTATGCGGCCCCGCCGACTGGATCGACCTCGCCGTCGGCAGGCTCGAGGACGCCAAGAGGTCGCTCAGGGAGTGCGACAGGCTGCGACAAGCTGCGACATGTCGCGATGTCTGCGATGAGCTGCGCCAGGCGAGGCGATGCCTCAACAAGGCGCTGATCATGGTCGCGCAGGAGAAGGAAATCGAGAAGGATTGGAGCACGAAGTGAGTGATAGGAACGAGTGGTTCAAGGACGTTAAGAGGCTCATACGGGGCCTCGAAGTCGAGACCGTGGAAGACCCTTTCGCATGTCCGACCGTCAAGAGCGTCACCGACGGGGAGGACACGTTCGACGAGCTCTACCACCACCGGGCGGTGCTGTTCTCGGTGATCGTGGCCATGTTCCGTGGGCGCTCGTGGAAGTCGCTCCACCACCATGACGGGACGATGTACGACGGCATGTTCATCGTGGGCATCGACACGCCCGCCGGCCCCGCCACCTACCACTACGACGTCGAGCCGTACTGGGACATGTTCCCGTGCGAGGTGCTCGACCGCGCGCCCGAGTGGGACGGCCACACGCCAGACGACGCCATCGAGCGCATCGGCACCCTGCGGGACATCCTGCAGGCGGAGACCGAGGAGGAGGGGAGCGAGAAATGAGTGAGGAGGCAAAGATGTACACCTGCTCTTGGTGCGGGAAGCCTACTCCGAACTATAGGGAGTACTTGCATCCGATGGCTGGCATTCTGGGCGAGTCTGGATACTCGGTATGTGACGAGTGCCTAAGGGGGGCGCGTATCGAGAGGGAATGGGAGAACGAACAGTGCGCTGAGGAACGCCTGATCTGCCCCTACTGCGAGAGTTCCATCGATGACCCGTGGTATTACGACGAGGACGATGAAGAGGTTGTGTGCCCTGAGTGCAAGCGCACGTTCGAGCTCGAGATTACCACCGTGCGCACGTATAGGACGAAACGCCGCATCGAGGACATGCCCGACGGCTGGAATGGGGGCGAGCTTCAATGAGCCGAGATTTCATTGAGCTATACGACGACGATGGCTACAGGTACATCGTCAACATGGACAAGATCTCATTCGTCAACGTCGCAGGCAGAAAGGTCTGGGCTGGCGAGGCGGCCACGCTCGCAATATGCGATGAGAGCCTGGAGCGTCTTTTAAGCAGGCTGAGGGGTGATGGCGAATGAGCTGCTATTTCTGCGGCGGGTCCCACATCGCCTCCATCCACTCTGCCCCCGACCGTGGTGGCTGCAACTGGTCCGTGGGCTCCATGACGCTGGTGCGCCGATACGACGGCGAGCCGATCGTCAGGGTCGAGCTGGATACCAGCGTGATGCTAGACGTCTCGGTCAACGGCTCGTGCGGCGACAGTGTCAGCGCCGACGTGACGGCGGACGCCTACATCGAGGACATCAAGTACTGCCCGTTCTGCGGAGAGGAGCTTTAAGTGAACGAGAGCTATAAGGATTTGAAGGCATATCTGCTCAACGAGATCGCCGAGGACGCTCAAGACATGCTGAATGCGATCGGGGACAAGGATGTGGACGAGATCGATGACGAGGAAGTCCTCTGCTTCTGCCACAGCATCGCAACCACGATGACTGCGCTGGAGACCGTCGCCATGGTCGGCAAGCTCGTGCCCTGGTTTCTGGAAAGTAATGGGTGTGAGGACAAATGAACCGCAAGGACGTGACCGCCGATCTGTCCGAGAAGGTGGCCAAGAAGCTCCGCAGGCAGTTCGCAATCGTCGCGCAGGAGGTCTGGGTCGATCCCGACCATAGGGTCGACTTCGTGGCGTTCTCTCCGGGCAGTGGAGGGCGGAATGCGGCGCTCGAGCACGGGAAATTCGTATTCGTCGAGGTCAAGTCGTGCATGGCGGACTTCAAGAGTGGCCACGGCCTCACGTTCCTCGGCGACGAGAACTGGCTCGTGTGTCCCCGGGACCTCGCACACGAGCTGTACGATGAGCGTCTCCTGCCGTTTGGCGTGCAGGTCTACTGCCCCGACAACGGCGGCGCCCTGCGGCTTACGTACGACCTTCGGATGCAAGCCGCGAAGAGCCTGAGGGAAGATTCGACACTCTGCCTGCTCTGGGCGATGCTGATGGACTCGTACTCGAGGTGGCGAACGACGTGGGATGTGTTCAACGAGACGGGAGAGAGTTATGACCTTTAACGATGTCGAGTTCAAGGCGTGCCCCCGGTGCGGGGTCGAGCCCAAGATGGAGGACGTGCGCGAGCGTTCCCTGACCAAGCCCAACGTGATGAGCGTGAAATGCCCCGCCTGCGGGATGTCGAACAGCATCGCGTGGGGAAGCATGGACCTGCCGCCGTTCCGCCAGGCGGTGGCCATGCTCGCGGACAGCTGGAACAGCCGATGATCAGCTCGGCGGTCGAGCTGTTCCGCGCGACCGCCTGGCGCGCGGTGCCCGATCTGGTGACGGGTCCCGCGCGCCGGGCGCTCGCGCACGGTCGGGCAGACGCGCCGCGGGTGACGGCGTCGCAGATCGGGGAGACGGAGCGGAGGGCGCGGGCGCTAGAGCGCGACCGGGCCCGCGCGCTCAAGAGGTCGAGGAGGGCTAGGCAATGAGGTTGTTTGAGAAGCTGCGGCGGATTCTCGTCGAGAACCGCCGCGTGCGCAAGAGCATCGAGGCGCGTCGCGCCTGCAGGTGCAGGAGGTCGATGAGATGACCGTGATGTGGGACGTGCAGGAGAGGAACTGCGCGGTCTGCGGGAGGATCTTCATCCCGCAGGCGCCGAAGGCCAAGTACTGCTCGGAGGACTGCCGGCGAAAGCACGAGCAGGACCGCGCGAAGGAGGCTAGGCGCAGGGGCGCCAGGCCGAAGAGCGACAAGGTCGACCGTTACCTGGCGCCCACGGGCCCGGCGCACGATGAGATCATGGCCATGCGCCGCGAGGTCGCGATGAGATATTGAGTTTCCGCAGGTAGATATATAATTAAGGCCGCTGGCGTTGGAGCGCCGGCGGCCTTTGGCAAAGACGCCTCCCGGCATCCTCTATATGGCGTAGAGCATGGTACCACGCGGGAGGTCACATGGACGCAAGGGAATATCTGGAGACTGTACGGGCCGCCCAGCGCGGCATCGACCGCCGCCTGGCGGTCATCGAGTCGATGCAGGCGCGCGAGCAGGTCCGCGCCCAGCGCTACGACGCCGTGGGCAAGGGCGCGCACGGGACGGACTTCATGCGCTCGACGGATGACAGGATCGACTATGAGCGCCGCAGCGGCGCGGAGCTGTCGGAGCTGCGGCGCGAGGTGGAGCGCGGGCGCGAGCTCTGCGCGGGCGTGCGCTCGGCCAACTCCGGCAAGCGCTGGGGAGACGTGCTGGAGCTGCGCTACTGCGAGGACCGCACGCTGCAGGAGATCGCGGGGACGCTGGGCGTATCGGTGAGGTCGGTGAACTCCGACCTGTGTGCCGCCCTGGACTGGACGGATATGGTCGGTCTGGCGGCCGCCCGATCGGGTCTTGGCCGCGCTGCAGTCTGAGCCGCATATATCTCTATCGTTGCCCGTCGGCCCCGCGCCGGCGGGTTTCTCTTTGCCTACGGACTGCGCGCGATTGCACGCGGTTGCACGCGGTTGCACACAATTGCCTACAGTTGCACGCGATTGCACACAATTGCCTACAGTTGCACGCGATTGCACACAATTGCACACCGTTGCACGTTGCGATTGGGATATAACTAGGGTGTCGATTCGCAGCGCCGCCCGCGCGGGTGTGCGGGTCGGATGTGCGTGGAAGCACAGATGAGTGGCCGGGGTTCCCTTCAGCAGTTCAGGGACTCCGGCCTTACTATTGCGTTTAATTCAATAGGGGATGATGCCCGTGGTCAGCCGAGAGTACATCGCGCGATCCGCCCGCCGCCACGACACGGTCATGGCGTGGGCGTTCCGCCGCGCCCTGGGGGTCACGGCGGCGCCCCGCCGCCGACCGCGGGGTGCCGGGGGCGTGCGCCTGGAGGCGTTGCGCTACGGGGGCATCGAGGCGTGCATGTCCAACCGAGGGCGCTCCCCGGTGGAGTGGTAGGGGATGGGCAACCCACGCAAGGCCAACGGCGCCCGCCGCCGCCATGTCGTGCGGTGGCTCCGCTCGCAGGGCAGGCCCTGCTGGATATGTGGGCTACCCATAGACTACGGGGTGCCGCCGGGCAACCCCGGGGCCTTCGAGTGCGATGAGCTCGTCCCGGTCAGTCGCGGCGGATCGCCCTTCGACCGCGACAACGTCGCCGCCGCGCACCGCTGCTGCAACAACTGGCGCCGCGCCCGCAGCGTCGCCGAGGTCTCGGCCGTACGCCGCGCCCTCCGCGAGCATCTCGCCGCGTGGAACTCTCCTGAGTCCTTCGTCGAGCTGTGCAAGGCGCTCAAGTCCGAACGTATTCCCTTTATTAGTCCCCCGTCCGCGCCCGAGAAACAGCCGCGGCAAACGACCTCATGGTAGGGGATGCGCCCCGGCGCTCGACCCCACGGGGGTCTTTTGACGGATGGTGGCAGGCCACCATCCCGCGCCAGGGCCGCAATACCCCCGAATACGATTTTTTACAGAAGTCAAGCCAAAACCGCAGCTAAACCGAGAAAAACTAGGCGGGTGTGTACGTGAAGATACACGACATCGTCCCATATGAGCGAAATGCCCGGCACAACGCCTCCGCCGTCCCCGTGGTCGCCGACTCCATCAAGGAGTTCGGGCTGCGCGGGACCATCGGCCTGGAGAGCCGCGAGCGCCCGGTTATTGTATGGGGGCACACGCGCGTCGAGGCGTGCAGGAGCCTGGGGTGGGACGAGATACCCGACTCCAAGATCGAGTACTGCGACGACCTGACGGACGAGCAGATCAAGGCCTTCCGCATCGCCGACAACAAGACCGGCGAGGTGGCGACCTGGAACAAGTCGATGCTGCGCGAGGAGGTCCGCAGCCTCAAGGACTTCGACATGTCGAGGTTCGGACTTGACTTCAAAAGCAAACGGCTCGACTACGGCCACGAGCGCCTGAGGACGGACGACGCGTACAACCTGCGCCTCGTCAGCCGGTCCGACTGCGGCCGCGACGGCATGCCCCGCATGAAGCGGTGCATGGCCAGGCCGGCGGACATGATCGGTTTCAACTACGCCAAGAGCACGCCCGAGGCCGACAAGGCCGGCCGCTGCTGCCACTTCTTCATCGACGACTACCAGTTCGAGCGCGTGTGGGCCCGCCCCGCGGCCTACCTCGAGTGCCTGCGCGGCTTCGACTGCGTGCTCACGCCCGACTTCTCGCTCTACCTCGACATGCCCGACGCCATGCAGCGGTGGAACCGCTACCGCTCCCAGGCGCTCGGGCACTGGTGGCAGGAGCAGGGCCTCCGTGTAGTCCCGACCCTGTCGTGGGCGCAGCGCCGGAGCTTCCGCTTCGCGTTCGACGGCGTCCCGCGCCGCTCGACCGTCGCCGTGTCGACCGTCGGCGTGAAGGGGGACGATGGCGCCCTGGCCGTCTGGCGCGAGGGCATGGCGGAGGCCATGAGCCGCCTGGAGCCCGCGCGCGTGCTGCTCTACGGCGGCGATATAGGTTTCGATTTCGGCGCCTGCGAGGTCGTCGAGTACAAGGGAGGCGGTTTCCGTGGGAGGTAGGGGCTCTTATTCTTACTCCGGCAATCGTTCGGCCAAGGACGGATCGATTCTGTCGGCCTACGCGGTCGCATCTCTGAACAAGGGCACTGCTGGGGGAACGACGGTGGAGTCTGCCATAGACCGCTTTCGCGAGCAGCTGATGGGCAATAGGTACGAGCACTCGGCCTATATCGACGACGCGGGATATGTCCATGCGCTGGGGTCGACCGGAAAGGAAGGGTCGACCAAAGTTGCGCCGCTGTCCTCCGTCGCCCATGAAAAGGGCGTCTCGACGATTATCCATAACCATCCCCATGGCGGCTCGGACGGCCGCAAATGGGGAGGCCCGCTTTCCGGCGGCGACCTGGAATACATCGCCTCGGCCTACAACATGAGCGGAGGACGCGTCAAGAGGATCGTCGCGACGTCGAACGAGGGGACCTATTCCGCGCTCGTGACGAAAAGCGTGAGCGGCAAGGCCGTCAGGTCTGCCGTAAAGCGAGCGGATGCTACGGTCAGGGGGAGGAAATATCAGAGCGAAATCGCGATGTGGAGAGCAGTGAACAAGGCCTACACCTCGGAGTTTGCTAAAATAGGCATTGAGATCAGCTATGAGAAGCAACCGAAGAAAAGCGGGCTTCTCGTTACCCAGAAGACTGGCACCTATGCGTGATGGGGGTTGATGCCAGATGGCATATGACGTTGACTACGATTTCGAGTTTGACGAGGACGAGTTCGGCACGGCGATGATGCCCAAGGGCGTCAAGTGGCGTGGAAACCTCTGCCTGCTTCCCAACGGCAGGTACCTCCCGCCTGGAAACTACCGCACCGAAGACGGTGGCAACATCATCTACGAACCGAGCGAACTGAGCCCCTTCGCCGATATGCTCTCGCAGTTCAGATAGGCCGCGGGTATTCAGGATTTATAAGAGCCGTCCCAAGGGGCGGCTTTTTTATGCCGATTGGAGGTGGCGGATGCCCCTCGAGAAGCCCGCCGCGGTCGCCGGCGACCCCGTGAAGAGCGCCAAGTGGGACGAGCTCACCGCCGGCCGCTCGTTCACCCAGGCCGACGCGCCGACGCTCGCGCTGCTTTGCCAGTGGTACAAGATCGTCGAGCTCGCCCAGGACGAGCTCGACAGCTTCGGCGAGCAGACCGCCTACCAGAACGACATGGGGGACCTGAAGTCCTTCCCCCAGATAGCGACCCTGAAGACCGCGTCGGCGGAGATCAGGCAGCTCAACAAGCAGCTCGGCATAACCGACGGCCACGAGGGGGCGCAAGATGTCCGGAACGTCCAGACCAAGCTCTTCTCGATCGCCGAGCGCCACGAGGCGCGGAAGGCAAGAGCCGCGATATAGGGTCGCCGCCGGCGAGGTCGCCTACTCAGAGGGCGAGGACGCCGCCGAGCTGGGCGGGGACCTGGGCATGGAGCCCATCGAGTGGCAGTCGCTCGTGCTGTCCGACTGGTGCGCGTGCGACGCCGAGGGCCGCCCCGCCTACGTCACGTGCGGCCTGGACGTGCCTCGCCAGAACGGCAAGAACGCCGTCATCGAGATATACGAGGTGTTCCGCCTGGCGGTCTGCGGCTGGCACATCCTCCACACCGCGCACCGCGTGAGGACCGCCAAGAAGGCGTTCAACCGACTCGTCCGCTACTTCACGGACAAGGAGCACCCCGAGCTCTCGTGCCTCGTCGAGAGGATACGCCGCACGAACGGCGAGGAGGCCATCTACCTCACCAACGGCGGCTCCATCGAGTTCTCGGCGCGCACCAACGGAAGCGCGCGAGGCTTCGATGACATCCAGCTCGTCGTGTTCGACGAGGCGCAGGAGCTCACAGACTCCCAGTACGACGCCATCATGTACACGCTCGCCGCGTCCGCGACCGGAGAGCGCCAGATCATATACACGGGCACGCCGCCCAACGAGGACTGCCCCGGCACCGTGTTCGCGCGAACGCGCGCGGCCATCCTCGCCGGCGACATCCCGAGCACCGAGTGGTGCTCGTGGGCGACCGACGAGTGCCCGCGCCAGGACGCCACGTTCGACGACGTGGTGGACCTCATCTACGAATCGAACCCGAGCATGGGCATCATCCTGTCGCTCGACTTCACCCGCACGGAGTTCGCCGGCGGCTCGATCACCGGCTTCGCCCACGAGCGCCTGGGCTGGTTCAGCCCGGCCGCCATGCTTACGAGGGCCATCCCGCGGGAATCGTGGAGCGCCGCCCTCATCGACGCCATCGGCGACCGGTACCGCGGCAAGAAGGCCTTCGGGGTGAAGTTCTCGAGGGACGGGTCGACCTACGCACTGTCGGGCTGCAAGCTCGGCCAGCGGGCGCTCAAGGGCAAGGCCGCCGTCGAGCTCATCAGGGTTGGAACGACGGCGGGCGGTGCCCGCGAGCTCGCCGAGTGGCTCTACGACCGCCGCACGACCGCGTCGGTCGTCGTCATCGACGGCATGTCGGGCGCCGACGCGCTCATCGACCGCCTCGCCGAGATGAAGCCGCCGCGCGGCTACGTCGTGAGGCCGCAGACGCGCGACGTGGTCGCCGCCGCCGTCGGCTTCGTGGACGCGCTCAACGACGGCACGCTCGCGCACACCTACGACCCGACGCTCGAGGATTCGGCGAGGAAGTGCGTGCGTAGGAAGATCGGGTCCCGCGGCGGGTGGGGCTTCGGCTCCCCCGAGGACGCGACCGTGTCGCCCGAGCCGCTCGAATCTTGCTCGCTCGCGCTGTGGGGCGCGAGGAACACCAAGCGCAACCCGCGCAGGAAGCAGAGGACACTGTGATCCAGAGAATTGGGCAGAGGGCCTCCGTCGAGACGCCGAACCTCGACGCCGTCCCCGAGCCGTACAGAGCCGCCGTGGAGGACATGTTCGACACCTGGGGCGACATGTCGGCGCGCAACACCGTCCTCAAGCGCTACTACGACATGAAGAACGAGATGAAGAGCCTCGGTATCTCCATCCCGCCCATGCTCGAGATGGTCAACTGCGTCACCGGGTGGTGCGCCAAGGCCATCAAGGCGCACTCCGTGCGCTCCGTCTTCGACGGCTTCGTCTTCGACGGCGCGGAGGACCAGGATCTCAAGCGCCTCGTGCGCGAGAACCGCCTGAGGTCGCTCTACCGGCAGGCGTGCGCGAGCGCCCTCACCTACGGCGTGTCGGCCATGACCGTCATGAGGGGCGGCCCCGGACAGCCCGAGGCGATGGTTCGCGTGTTCAGCGCGAACCAGTTCTGCTGCCTGTGGGACAAGGACGCCCGCCGCATCCGCTGCGGCGTCGTCCTCGCCGACGTCGACAGGTCGGGCAACGCTTCCCGCTATGTGTGCCATTTCCCGGACGCGGTGCTCACGCTGGTGCGCATCGGCTCGGGCGGCGGCCCATACGAGTGGGGCTGCGAGACGGAGCCGAACCCCATGGGGCGCCCGCTCATGGAGGTGTTCACCTACGACCCCGACCCGGACCGTCCGCTCGGCCACTCCATGCTCACGCCCGAGATCTTGGGTATCGTCGACAAGGCCATGCGCGACGTTCTGCGCATGGAGGTCGGCGCGGAGTTCTTTACGTTCCCCCAGCGATACATCCTCGGCGCCAAGGAAGACCTCTTCTCCGTGAAGGACGGGGACGGCGGGGAGGGCGATGACGATGACGAGGACGAGGACGGCACCGCCGCCCCGCCGTCGCCCATCGACAAGTTCAACGCGTACGTCGGGTCGTTCCTCGCCATCACCAAGGACGAGGACGGCGATGTCCCGACCGTGGGGCAGTTCGCCGCACCGACCGCGGACAACTTCACGCGCGTCTTCGAGAACGACGCGCAGCGGTTCTCCGGCGCGACCAACGTGCCGCTGGCGCAGCTGGGCGTGCTGTCGAACACCTACACGTCCTCGGACGCCCTGGGCGCGGCGAACGACCCGCTCATCCTCGAGGTGGAGCAGATCAACGAGCACAACGCCGAGGCGCTCGAGACGGTCGCGCAGATGATGATGGCGGTCAAGGACGGCGTCCCGATATCCGGGCTCACCGACGAGCAGCGCGCCGTCCAGGCGTACTTCAAGGACCCCTCGATGCCGACCATCGCGGCGCGCGCCGACGCGTGGACGAAACTCGCCGCCGCGGACGAGAGCATGCTGGGCACCCGCGTCTACTACGAGGGCGTGGGCCTGTCCCAGCCGACCATCGACCGCCTGGAGCGAGAGAAGCAGCAGAGCGGGGCCATCGCGTCGCTAAACGCCATGGCGGAGACGATGGCCGCGCAGGCCGCGAAGGCCGCGGCCCTGCCGCCCGCCGGCGGTGAGGCGGAGTGATACCGCGCGAGGACTTCGACCGCTATGCCCGCGCGCTCGGCATCAACGCCGACCTGCTGCAGGCGGCGGTCGCGCAGGCGATAGACGAGTTCGCCGGACTCTACGGCGAGGAGCTCTACCGGGCGCTGGCGCGCACCTACGCGGCGCTCGTGGCCAAGTTCGGATCTTTCGCCGCCGCCGCGGCCGTCGAGTTCTACGCCGCCATGCGCTCGGGCGCCGGCCCGGCGCAGGGATACGAGCCGCGGCAGTTCGACCCCGGCCACGGCGGGCTCCTCGCGAGCGACGTCGACGAGGCACTGCGGACTTCCGCGCCCGCCTTGGCCCTCGCGGCGACGGCCGTGCAGCGCGTCATGGGCTATGCGGACGCCACGATCCAGGGCAACGCCATGGCCGACCCGGCGCACCCGCGCTGGGCGCTGGTGCCGCACGCCGGCGCGTGCGACTGGTGCCGGATGATCGGCTCGCGCGGCTTCGTGTTCAAGAGCTCGGCGACAGCCGGCGCCGAGCGCCACCCGAGCTGCAGGTGCATACCGGTCGCCGACTTCTCCGACAGCCCCGCGCTCGACGGATACGACCCGTCGGCGCTCTACGACGAGTACCGCGGGAAGCACCCCGAATGGGGGTCCAGGCGCTCGGGGTCCCGCGGCCACCGCAGGGGCGGCAAGGTGGTCGCCGCGTTCGTGGACGGGAAGAGATTCGGGAGCATCGGCGACATCCAGAGGTACATGGAGGGGGCGTCGTCCCCGGATGACCTCAAGGCCCGCATGGCCACCGCGAACAGAGCGGGGCTGGCCATGGGCTTCAAGCCCGGGAGCCCCTACGCCAAGTCGCTCGCGCAGACCGCGGCGAGCGTGAGCAAGAGGCTCTCGGCCAAGTGAGGACGCCCCGTGGGAGGGCGGGCGCGACGCGCCATCAAGCGTCGCCGGCGAAGACACGCAACGCGCCGGCAGGAACACGAGGCCGCAGCCCGCACGGGAAGCGGCCTTTTCCATGCCAAAACACCGCCAGCGCCACCGCACGTGGCGCGAGACGAGCCCCGCACGGGGCGGAAGGAGTGCAAGATGCCGACCCAGCAGCAAGCCAACAACGTGACCGATCCTGTCGAGCCCCCGCAGCCTGCCGCGCCGGCGGAACACGGCGCCGGCCAAGAGCCCGGCGCGCCGCAGGAGCCGCCCGCGATCGACTGGAAGGCCGAGGCCGAGCGATTCAAGAAGGAGTCCCGCAAGTGGGAGGCCCGGGCCAAGGAGAACAAGGGCAAGGCCGACCTGTGGGACGCCCAGGGCGCGCAGGCGCCCACCGTCGAGTCACTCAACGACGAGCTCAACGACCTGAAGGGACGCCTCGCCGCGTCCGAGGCCGAGCGCGAGCGCGAGCGCACCCTGGCCCGCGTGTCGCAGGCCACCGGCGTCCCCGCCGCGCTCATCCACGGCGACGACGAGGAGTCGATGACGGCATCGGCAAAGGCCGTCGCCGACTTCGCCGAGTCGCGCCAGCCGGGCTACCCGCTCGACAAGGGCGGATCCGGCGGAGGCAAGAAAGTGAACAGGGAGTCCATCGAGTCCATCAAGGACCCCGCCAAGCGCATCATGGCCCGCGCCGCGCACATGGAACTCTATAAGTAAGAAAGGGGCAAACATGCCCGTACCCGCAAACATCTCCGACTCCACGGCCATCAACGCCTCGATGGACCAGGAGTTCATCCGCAACTTCGAGGGCGACCTCGACCGCCTGCTCGAGGTCCTCGGCATCTTCGGCGCCGAGACCATCGCCGCCGGCACCACGCTCAAGATGCTCAAGGTGACCGGCGAGCTCAACGACTCAAAGACCGCCGGCTCCAAGGAGTCCGCCACCGGCGATGCCGCCGTCCAGCTGGGCTCCAGCTCCGGCACGGCCTACGTCGAGGGCGACGAGGTCGCTCTGTCCAAGTTCACCGCCACCTACGAGTCCGTGGGCGAGGCCGAGGCCTTCCCGTACCGCCGCATGACCACGCACAAGGCGATCCAGCGTTCCGGCTACGTCAACGCCGTGCTCAAGACCGATAAGCACATGGCATCGCTCGTGCGCCGCAGCATCGTCTCGCGCTTCTTCTCCTTCCTGCTCAAGGGAACGGGCGCGGCGACCGGCAAGGGGCTGCAGGCCTGCGCCGCGGCCGTCGACGCCAAGCTCGGCAACACCCTTGAGACCAACGGCGACGCCGCCGAGCGCGTCGTCCACTTCATCAACCGAGACGACGCCGCCGACTACCTCGGCAACGCGACCATCACCGACCAGAACCTGTTCGGCCTCACCTACCTCGAGAACTTCCTGGGCCTCTCGGGCGTCTTCCTGACCAACCAGGTCGCCAAGGGAACCATGATCGCCACGCCCGCCGACAACATCCGCATCTTCGGCGTGGACTTCGGCGAGCTCGCGACCTCCGGCCTCACGTACACGGTCTCCGACTCCGGCCTGATCGGCGTGGTGCACACCCCGGCATACGACCACGTGTCCGTGGAGACCAACGTGCTCGCCGGCGCGACGTTCTTCCCCGAGGTGAAGGACTACATCGTGAAGGGAACCATCACGACCAAGTAAGGAGGCCGACGTGGACGACTACGCGTTCGCTACGGTTGACGAGTACCGCGTCGATACGGGTGACACGGCGACCGACGAGGAACGCGTCGCGGCCGAGCTGTCGCGGCAGAGTGCGAAGCTCCGCGCGATCCTCGGCATGCCGCGCTACCGCCCCCTGTCGGGCGACGCCCGCGAGCTCGCCCGCGATCTGGTGACCGACGCGGCCCGCAAGAAGCTGGTCCAGCCGGCCTGCGCGCCCATGGGCGTGGAGGACCTCACCGGCGTCTCGCAGTCGAGCTTCACGGCCAACGGGTTCCAGGGGAGCTTCACCTACCAGAACCCGAGCGGGACGGCCTACTTCGACCGCTCGACGCTCACCGCTCTCAAGAGGCTCCTCGGGCGCGGTCAGCGCATCGGCACCGTGTGCCCGAACTACGGGCGCAGGCCGTGATGGGCGAGGAGGTGACGGTGCTGTCGAGCACGGAGGCGGGCAGGGACGCCATGGGCGAGCCTGTCGTCGAGTGGGAGGCCACCGTCGTCACGGGGTGCCTCGTGCGGCCCCTGGCTGGCTCTGATGTGGGGGATGCCGTCCGGCCGGACGGCATCGAGGCGAGCTACTCTATCGCGTTCCCCAAGACGTACGCGGGGCCGCCGCTGGCGCGCTGCCGCATCGCCCTGACGGGGCGCGGCATGCCAGCCGACCCCGACACCGCGCTGCTGGTGGCCGGCTCCCCCGACATCACGAACCCCTGTCCCACGGCGTGGAACATGACGGCGACGGTGGGGAGGGTCCATGGCTGACAAGATCAAGTTCGGGCGCTTCGTCCACAGCGACGCGGGAGTCATCGCCGTCACGAAGGGCGCGGGCGTCCGCGCCTTGGTGGCGACCGAGACCGCCCGCCTCGCGGCGAGGGCCAACGCCGCGGCCGCGTCGCACCACGTGCCGTCGGGTTACCGCAGGTCCCTCGAGAAGAAATACCCGGGGACATTCGACAGCGCCCCCTACGTGGGCGTCGTCAAGTCGGGCTCCTGCGACACCCTCGGCGTCGTTCGCGCCGCGACCCCGGCCGGCGCATTCGACCAGAACCGCAACCACACCCTCGACCACCTGCTCTAAGGAGGGAACGTGCCGAGACTCAACGTGATGGGCGAGCTCAGGGCGATCCTCGAGTCGGCCCTGGGCGGCGTGCCCGTTCAGGTCTGCCTGCCCGGGGAACGGCCGGGGACCGTCGTGGTGGTCCGCCGGTGCGGGGGCGCGCGGCAGGACGCACTCGTGGACTCGCCGCAGGTCGAGGTCATCATGTGGGCCCCGACAGAGGCCAGAGCCGAGGATCTCGCCGAGCGCGTGGGCGACGCTATGTCGCGCCTGCCGTTCTCGCGGGGCTTCTGCGCCTGCGAGGAGCTCGAGATGCGGACCGACTACGACTACCTCGCCCGGTCCCCGCGCTGGTACGCGCTGTACCGACTGAAGACATACCAACCGAAAGAAGGATAAATGGCATCCAACAACGAAGAGGCCAAGATCGCCCTTGCGGCAGAGGACGCGGTCCCCGCGGCCGATATCGACCCCTCGCTCGTAACCACCGGCTCACCCGTCGAGGGCGGCTGCGTGTACACGAGCTTCAAGGCCAAGCCGACGCTCCCGGCCGACGCCACGACCAAGATCTCCACGCTCACCGACCTCGTGTCGCTGGGCGACCTGTCGCCCGACGGCTTCACGGCCTCCAAGGGCGTGACAGTCAACGAGTTCAAGGGCTGGCATCAGTCCATCGTGCTCACCAAGGTCTCCGAGGAGAAGCACCAGTACAAGATGGTCTTCATCGAGTCCGTCCGCTCCTCCGTCGCCAAGCTGCGCTACGGCGCCGACAACGTCGAGACGAACAAGGACGGAACGTTCAGCCACATCAAGGCCGTCGCCAACTCCGACGTGCGCGTCCCGCTCGTCATCGACGAGCTCGAGGACACGGGCAGCCTCCGCCGCACCGTCATCCCGCGCGTCTCCATCGACTCCTATGACGACGTCGAGCACAAGCCCGGCGGGCTGGTGCAGTACGGCTTCACCTTCACGGTCATCAAGACCGCGGACAAGCCGCTGTTCGACATCTACCGCGCAAAGCCCGCCGCGTAGGCAGGGCCATAACGAGAACGTCGCCCCGGCACTGCCGGGGCGGCCCTTTATCTTGGAGGAAAGATGAACAAGGACTACCTGGCAATGATGGACGAGGGCGAGCTCGAGGCTTACGCCAAGGTCCTCGGCTTCACGACCGCCGCCGCGCAGACGGCTGTGGACAAGGCGAAGCTCATCGAGCAGAAGCGAGGACGCTGCGCCGAGCTGACCGTTCTCGGCATCGCCATGAGCATCCCCGTCAAGCGCGCGCACGACCGCCGCTTCATCGATGTCATGAACAAGGAGGACCGCACGACCGAGGAGCTCGACGGGGCGTTCCGCTTCCTCCTCGGCGACGAGCAGTACGCGAGCCTCATGGAGGCCGTGACCGAGGATGACGGCACGCAGGACGACGACGCCCTGGGCTACGCATACAACAAGCTGCTCTACTCGGCCGAACTAAAAAACTTCTAGAGCTCGCCGACCTCGAGGAGCGTCACCTGCCCCTGCTCAGGCACGACTTCAGGACATGCTACGGCTGCTGCTACGACGAGGTCGGTGTCGCCGAGGCGTACGACCTCGTGAGGACGCTGCCCGACGGCTCGCTCACCGTGGCGGCCCTACACCCGGAGCGCAGCTGGACCCGAGAGCAGCACCTGGCGGCGGACATCGTGGACAGCGTCTACGCGGCGGCGACCGCGCTGTGCGGCGGCAAGGCATCGGAAGCCCCGAGGGTGCCCCGCCCGAGGGACGTGGCCGCCGCCGGCGCCGCGGCAGAGCGCGCGGCGTCGGTTCGCGCCCGCATCGAGAACACCGAGTGGGTGGAGGTGACGGATGGCTGAGATCGGACGCGCGGACCTGCTGATCGTCCCCAGGTTCGACAACCTTACCAAGTCGGTCGAGTCCGCGCTCGGCAAGTGCGAGGGGCAGGCGAGCAAGTCCGGCTCCAGCCTCGGCAAGAGCACGGGCTCCGGGTTCGGGAAGGGGCTGGCCGGCTCCGGCGCGATGATAGGCGCCTTCTCGACGCTCACGTCGAAGGCCATGGACTCCATCTCGTCCCATGTCGGGTCGGCGATCAGCCGCTTCGACACGCTCAACAACTACCCGAAGGTCATGCAGTCCCTCGGGTACTCAGCTGATTCCGCCAACGCGTCGATCGGCAAGATGTCCGACCGCCTGTCGACCCTGCCCACCAGGCTCGACGACATGGTCTCGGTCGTCCAGGGCATCACCGCCACGGTCGGGGACCTCGACAAGGCCACCGACGTCGGCCTCGCGCTCAACGACATGCTCATCGCCTCGGGCAGCTCGACCCAGCTGTGCTCGGCGGCGATGGAGCAGTTCCGCCAGATCCTCTCCAAGGGCAAGCCCGAGATGGAGGACTGGCGCTCGCTGACAACGGCCGCGCCGGGCCAGATGGACCAGCTGGCGAAATCCATGCTCGGCCCCACGGCAAACGCCAACGACCTGTACGCAGCCCTCGGCGGCGGGGGCAAGGACCCGACTATCACGCTCGACCAGCTCATGGACAAGATGGTCGAGCTCGACACGCAGGGCGGCGCGAGCTTCGCGTCCTTCAAGGACCAGGCCGAGACCGCGGCCGGCGGCGTCCAGACGAGCATCCAGAACATGTCGAACTCCGTGACCAAGGGCGTCACCGGGACGCTCGAGGCGATCGGCAGGAACAACATCGCCGGGGTGCTCGACGACGCGAAGGGCGCCGTGAACGGCTTCTTCAAGGTCGTCAACGGAGGCGTCTCGGCGTCGATGCCGATGGTCAAGCAGCTCTACGGCGGGTTCAAGGGCCTGGCGCCCGAGATTATCTCTGGGGCGGCAGGCATCGCGGCGTGGCAGAAGGCGGTACCGGTCCTCTCCGGCGTCGCGAGCGGCGTGGGCAAGGCCACCGAGGCCTTCAAGCTCGCCCGCGGGGGCGCCGGAACCTTCGCCGAGTCGCTCGAGGCGGTGGGCATCGGCTTCAACCCGGTCGCGATCGGCTGCACCGTCGCGGCCGCCGGCATCGGCATACTCATCGAGAAGCAGGTCGAGTGGCAGGCCCGCACGGACGCTCTGAACAAGGCCACGACCGGCCTGGTCGACGCGGCCTCAAACACCGTGGCGCTCGAGTCCTACGCCGGCAGGGTCGAGAATGTAGGCAAGAAGTCCTCATTCTCGGCGATGTCCGTCGACGAGCTCGCCGAGTCGATCGGCAAGCACGTCGACGCCATGAACGAGAACACGAGGGCGGCCGAGTCGCAGATCGCGCAGCTCAACACCGCGCAGCAGATCATCGACAACTACGCCGGCAAGACCGACCTGTCCACCGACGCGCAGGGCAGGCTCACATGGGCGCTGCAGCTTCTCAACGACCAGCTCGGGCTCAACATCTCGGCGCAGGACGTGGCGAACGGGAAGTACGTCGACGCGGACGGCAACGTCAAGAACCTCAAGCAGTCCATCGACGAGCTCGTCGCCTCCAAGAAGAAGGACGCCGAGGTGAGTGCCCTCACGGCGAACCTCACCGAGGCGTACCAGGCCCAGTCCGAGGCGGCCGACACGCTCGCCTCCAAGACGAAGCCCTACCAGGACCGCCTGAAGGAGCTCGCTAAGACCTACCCGGAGCTCTCAAAGGGAGAGCTCGAGGCGCTCGCCTGCACCGAGAAGGTCGGCAGGGAGTACAACGAGGCGAAGAAGCAGTTCGACTCCGCCTCGGAGAGCATCGACGTCCTCAACGGCAAGCTCGGCGACGCCTCACTGACCTCGCAGGAGGCCGGCAGCACCTTCGAGCACTTCGCCCAGGCGCAGCTGACGCTCTTCCAGGCGCAGCTATCGGCCAACGGCGAGACCCTGTCCGCCGTCTCCGGCTCGCTCACGCAGCTTGGCGTCGACACCGAGCAGCTGGCGAGCCTCAGCGACGACCAGCTCGCAAAGCTGGCTCAGGACTACGACGGCACCGCCCGCTCCATCGTCGACGACCTCGACGGGTGGGGTGTCTCGATGGACGAGGGCGCCGCTTCGACGGTCCGCGCAGCGAGCCAGATCCAGGCCGCGCTTGAGGACATGGGCGGCAAGCTCAAGAAGGCGTTCTCGAAGGAGAACATCGACTTCGGCGCGTTCTCGGACGCCTGCGTCGCCGCCGGCGTGTCGACCGAGACTCTCAACAGCATCGGCTCGGCCAACCTCGCCGCGCTCGCCAGCAACTTCAACGGCAACATCGACCAGATGGTGTGGGCCGTCCAGAACTACAACGCGCAGCCCATCGTCGACAAGAACGGCAACGTGACCGTCGACCAAACCCAGCTGATGGACGCCCAGGGAAACGTGTACACCTGGAACGGCGAGCAGCTGATGGACAAGAACGGCACCGTCGACGTGAGCGTTGGCGACCTGCGCGACGCCCAAGGGAACCTCGTGACCTGGAACGGCACGGCGCTCCAGTCCAAGAACGGCAAGGCAAAGGTCGACAAGAAGGAAGTCGACAAGGCCCAGACGTCGGTCGACAAGCTTAACGGTACCAAGCTCAAGAACAAGGAGATGACCGCCAAGGCGACCTACGGGACGCTTCTCAAGTGCCAGTCCGCCATGCAGGCCGTGATGAACGAGCCGTTCCACTCCAGGTCGGCGACGATCACCACGACCTACGTGACCGTCAACAGGACGCGCAACGAGAAGGCCGCCGGCGGCATACGCCATGCCGACGGCGGCATCCGCATGCACGCGCATGGCGCCATCGTCGACGCGCCGGTCACCGGCTACCCGCTCGACTGGGTGGGCGAGGACGGCGCCGAGGCCATCGTCCCACTCACCAACCGAAAGTACTCGGAGCCGTTCGCGGCGACCATCGCCGAGCAGATGGCGCGGCTCGGGGGTCAGCGCGGCGACGTCTACAACATCTACCTCGACGGGTCCGCCCTCGAGGTCGACGAGAGGGTCGCGGAGGCGCTCAAGGCGCTGGTCACCGAGCTCAAGAGGACCGTCAGGACCGGAAGGGGGTAGGGCATGGCATACGCGGAGACAAAGCGAAATAACGTCAAGTACTACGGGGTCTCCCTGTCGACCTGGGTCGAGAACATCAGCGACTCGACCGCGCGAATCCACTGGAGCGCCGCTGTCGACTTCGGCAACTGGTACTGGTACGGCGTGCGCCTCCACGTCAAAGTCGGCGGCGTCTGGCGGGCGAGCGGCGACGGTTACACGACCTCCAGGGACCAGCGCGCCGTCACCGTCAGCGGCTATACTGATGCCGCCCGTAGGGACGATGACTACGGAGTCTGGGTCGAGGCCTACACCGAGTCCGTCTCGGTGGGCGGCTACGGGGGCGTCGGATCTGTGACCTCATGCGGCGAGAGCGCCGACATCCCTAAGATCCCCGCCTACAAGCCGGACGCCCCGACCGACCTGAGGGTCACGCGCTCGACCGACGACGTCACCGAGTTCGAGTGGGTCAACCACCCTGACAACGGCGCCCGGAAGTACTACGAGGGCAGCAACGCGTACCGCCACACGAACGGCGGACCGACCGAGAACCTGTACAACCGCGAAACGATCTCGAACTACCGCGACGCGACCACGGCGGCGAACAACTACTACGACTACGACGTTCGAGCGCGCTGGCGCGGCGGAACGTCGGACATGTCGAACTCGGTGCGCGTCTACAAGACACCCGCGCCTCCCGCCTCGGTGTCGCTCGAGCGGGCCGGGGACGGCGAGGCCTCTCTCATCGTGCGCGGCCCGGACATCCCGTCGTGGATAACGGGTTTCGAGGTGCGCGCCACTGCGGACGCCGGCAGGACCTATGCCTCGCGCTCGCTTGACGCCGACAAGGTCGAGCCAGGGGTCTGGTCGATGGCCGACCCCGCGGCGCTCGCAGGCGACCGCGTCGTCTACGAGGTCAGGACCTATAAGGAGAACCCCGTCGACGGCGGCGGCGAGACCGTCGCCTCGGCATGGTGCGCCTCCAATCCGGTCGCGACCATCTGCGCGCCGTACGCACCGGCCGTGGGAGGGGTGGAACCGGCGTACCCCACCGGCTCCACGGCGGACATCTCCTGGACGCGCAACCACCCGGACGGGACCGCGCAGACCGCGGCCCAGGTCGAGGTCACGCGCCCCGGGGGTGCCGTCGAGACCGTGGATGTCTCCGGGGCGACGTCGTCCATCTCGCTCGCGGTCACGGCGAAGGGCCCTTGGCGCGTCCGTGTGCGCACCAAGGGCCAGGACCCGTCATGGGGACCGTGGTCGGGATACGCGGCCTTCAACGTCGCCGACCCGCCCCAGGCGTTCATCTCGCTCCCGACCGATGACGGCGAGACCGTCGTTGAGCTTCCGCTCCGCGCGACTTGGGTCGTGGCGGACGAGACCGGCGTCTCCTACCAGCGCCTCAGGCTGCTGAGGGACGGCTCCGCGCTCGTCGACGTTGCCCTTTCGACCGACGCGCGCGCCCATGAGATCGCGTCGGGCGTCGAGAACAGGGCGGACTACGTCCTCGAGCTCACGGTCCGCGGCGGCTCGGGCCTCTTCGTGACCGCCACGAGGTCGTTCTCGACCGACTGGCTGCCGCCGGCGACACCGATCGTCAACGTGTCGTATGACGACGCGCTCGCCGCCGTAATCACGGTCCGCGATGGCATCTCAGAGTTCGCGGTCAGCGGGCACAGGCTGACGGGCCCCATGGCCGTGACAGCCGAGGGGAACATCCGCGTGACCGGCGGACTGATCGTGAGGGGCACGCACGCAATCGTGCACAACCTGCCGCCGTGCGCGTCCTTCGATATCGAGCGCGTGCTGGCCGACGGGTCGCGGCTCGTGCTCGCGCGCGGGCTCAAGTCAGGCCAGAGCGTCATCGACCGCCTGCCGCCGCTGAACGTCGAGTTCTCCTACATGGCGCGCGGCCACGCCGCAAGCGGCACGTCCTCGACGACCGAGGTCTCGACCGTGTGCCGGTGCGACGGCTTCGCGCTCAACTTCGGTCCGGACGCGTCCGAGGCCGTCGTGGGCGACCGCAACATGGGCGGCCCGCCGCAGTACTCAGTATCGGTCGAGCGCGAGCGAGACCAGTTCCACTTCGTCGGCGGCGGCCTCCCGATGGGATTCGAGAGCGGCAGCTCCACGATAAAGGAGTCGATGGAGTTCACAATCGATGAGGGCGACTACCTGCGGGTGCGCGGCCTGCTCGATCGATACGGCAGCGCCTGGGTGCGCCCGCACCTCGGCGACCGTGGCTTCGCGGCGGTCACGGCGACGCTCGCCAGGTGCGCACCAGAGGACTACAGGGTGTCGGCCTCGACAAAACGAGAGAGATGGAGGGAGCCCAATGGCGTCGGATGATATCTGGCTGTCGCCGTTCATGGCCTCCTACCGGTACGTCCGCGTATCGCGGGCGACCGGCCTGGAGGTCGGCGCCATCGAGTCCTTCACCGGCGGCAGCATCAGCCGCAACCAGGACACGGACACCTACGAGTCCGCATCGCTGGACTACGTCGGCAGGCTCGACGTGGGAAACGACTTCGTGCGCATCTACCTCGATGCCGAGGACCCGCTCACGGGCGCCTCGCGCACCGTGTGCCTGGGCACCTTCGAGTGCTCGACGCCGTCGCGCTCGGTCAGCGGCGAGGTCGCGACCGGCACTGCGACGCTGTACGGCAGGCTCCACGACCTCGCAAAGGACGACTTCGACGAGCCATATGCCATCCCGGCGGGCTCCAACGCGGTCGCGGCCGCCAGGGAGATCGCCGAGGGCTGCGGGCTCGAGGTCATCGCCGAGCCGAGCGACTACACCCTGTCGGCGGCGTGGGTCTTCGGAATCGCCACCACGCCCGACAATCCAGACAGCAAGCTGGGCGCGGTCAACCGCCTGCTCGCCGCCGCGGGGTTCAGGGGCGCCACGACCGACGCCTACGGCCGCGTGCTCTTCAGGCGGTACCTGGAGCCTGCGGCCAGGCCGATCGGCCACGCCTTCTCGGAGGGTGAGGACTGCAGGGTCCTGCCGGATCTCACCGACGAGCAGGACGACTTCGACGCCGTGAACGTCGTGCACGTCGACTTCACCGTCCAGGGCGAGAGCGTTAGGGGAACCGCCTCCGACGACAGCCCCGAGAGCGAGTGGTCTACCGTCTCGACCGGCCGGCGCATCGTGAAGAGGTACCAGTACAGCGACCTCCCCGCGGGGGAGAGCGTGGTCGCCGGGGGCTCATACCCGCTCATGGGCGCCGGCACCCACGACAGCGCCACCTTCAGGGCCAGCGGCAGCGCCGGCACCGTGTCGGCCGTCGGGGTGTCTGGCTGCCCGATCGGGGGCATCAGCCAGGCGATACGCATCACCAAGGGTTCCGCATCCGGAGAGATCGGCATAGCGCAGGACAAGATTTCCCTCAAGAAGGGGCAGCCGTACACCGAGACCGTCTACCTGTACGCATCGGCGCGCACGCAGGTGAGAGTCTTGCCCCTCTGGCGCCCCGACGACGACGGCGAGACCCGTACGCTCGATATCGAGCAGGGCTGGACGAGGCTGACTCTCACGGCTACCCCGACAAAGTCCGAGGAGTACAGCGTCGGCTACATCTACCTGTCCTATGGCGCGCCGACCGGGTCCTATATCGACGTCGCGCAGATCAAGGTGGAGGAGGGCGCTGCGGCGACGCAGCTCGCCATCGAGGCCGCCAACGAGAAGGCTGCGAGCCTGCTCGCCACCGAGTGCTCCGTCATCCGACGGATGACCATCACGGCGATCTTCACCCCGGATGCCGACGTCTACTCGGCGTGCTCCATCAGACTGCCGTCCGTCGGCGCCGAGCTCACGCGGGCATGCATCAGAAGGATGGACCTCGAGCTCACGATGGGATGCCCCATGAGGCTCGAGCTCCGCAACTACCTGAGGGGTGAGGCATCGTGAACCAGATTCCGTCGCTGGCGGCGGATCTCGCCGATATCGTCTCCGGCCCGACTGCCGCGGGCGTCTCGATCGCCTACGGCACCGTCATCGCATCGGACTCAAGGACCGTCGACGTGCGCGTCGGAGGGTCGGTCGTGCCCGGTATCTGCATGACCACGGGCTGCCGCGGGGCGGCGGCCGGGCAACGCGTCATACTCATCGGCGCTCCGCCCCTCTGGACGGCCATCGGAATCATCGCGTAGGAGGCTTATGAAGTACCACAACATCAAGATCAGGGGGCGCACCTGCTCGTGCGACGACAAGAGGCTCGTGCAGGGCACGGTCGGCCAGGACGCCGTCACGCTTGACCTCGACGAGGAATGGAACGGACTCGAGGTGACTGTCACCTTCGTCAGCTCCAAGGGGCCCTACACCCCCGCCGGGCGGGACGGCATATGGCCGGTTCCCTGGGAGGTCCTGGCGGAAGACGGCGAGGTGGCGGTCGGTATCGAGGGCCGACGGGGCACCGACGTGCTCAAGACCGTCCGGCCGGAATGGGCGCTCCGCGTCCGGCCGTCGATATCGAGCCCCGGTCAGCTGCCAAGCGACCCGACCGTGAGCGACCTGCAGGCGCTCGTGCTCGAGGCCAAGGAGCTCAAGGCGCAGATCGCGCAGACCGTCGCCGACGCCCGCGCTGTGCTCGGCGAGATCGAGGACTACGGCATCGCCGAGTGGAGCGTGGACGCCCGGGTCCACCGCCTGCTGGTGGGCCCGGTCAAATCGAGGAAGGATGATGCCTAGTGGCTGATGAGAACACCGGCGGCACCCTGACCGAGGTCAAGGTGTCCAAGGGCGAGTACATCGACGGCCTGACCGTCACCCTGAAGGACGGCACGTCAAAGGACTACCCGTTCAAGTACGAGAACGAGGCGGCGCTGGAGGCCTCGCGCATCGACGCCGACGCCGCCGCTAAGGCCGCGAATGAGGCCAAGGCCGCGGTGGAGGCCAACGAGGAGCAGCGCAAGACGGGCGAGGCGACGCGCGTCTCCAACGAGGAGACGCGCGAGAGCGAGTTCGCCAAGGCGAAGAAGGCGGCCGAAGACCAGGCCGCCGAGGCGAAGAAGGCTGCCGAGGCCGCAAATAAGGCCAAGGAGCTCGCGGACGACGCGACCGAGCTGGCCAACACCGCCGCGGGCAACGCGGACGAGGCCACCTCGTCCGCCACCGAGGCCGCGCGCAAGGCCAACGCCGCGGCCGAGGCCGTCAGCGTTGCCACGCTGGGCATCTCGCCGCCGCAGCTCCGCGCTATGGTCCGCATGGGCAACGCCGCCGACGTGCTCCGCATCGGCGATCAGCTCAACTCGACCTTCACGTGGGATGGCAAGGAGTACCCGCTGCCGTGCGACGTCCTCCATCACTTTAACGGTCGCGACGCCGACCACCCGCTGTCCACGCTCGAGGGCGGCATCGAGGCCCCGACCATGGCCATCGGGGCTCACTTCGCGCTTCCGCCCGCCTGCGCCTTCGACAGCATGGAGGCGCTCTACGTCCCCGAGGCCGACATGCAGCCGGGCCAGTACGACATCATCGTCGAGGTCAACTATGTCTGGGGCACCGGCGTGTGCGCCGCGAAGGGGTCGACCAGGTTCACCTTCACGACTACGAAGGTGTGGCCTGCGGGCTGCCAGGTCCTGTGGAACGCCTCCTACAGCGGCAAGTTCACATCGCTCACCGCGTACGAGAACTTCAGCGACAAGGTCATCGAGACGGTATCGGTCGCCGCCGGCAGCGGCGGCACGCTGATCGGCACCGCCAACGAACAGATCAACGGGCGTATCAACAACATCCAGCGCGCCTGCGAGGGCAGCAACTGCTACCCGCAGTCCGGCCTACACCGGTGGGCGAACGCGCACGGCACCGACTGGGACGTGCAGCAGGGCATCTTCGACCGCCCGCACCCGCTCCACGGCAAGCCCGGCCTGCTCGACTGCCTGCCGCCGGAGCTCGTCGAGGTCCTGGCGAAGGTCTCGGTCAAGACGCAGCTCCACCCGGTCGACGGCGGCGAGATCGCCGAGACGTTCGACTACGCCTACCCGCCGTCCGCGCGACAGCACTACTTCAGCAATTACCTGGGCGCCACGACCGAGGGCTACAACGCCGAGGGCGTTCCGTTCGACTACTTCAAGGCGCTTGCGGTGAGCACTGGGCTCACTGGCCCGTTCCAGGGCTGGCAGACCTACCCGGCGCTCATCACGTTCGGCGCTGAGAACCACAGCGTTGCCTGCAGCTGCTGGCTTCGCTCCCCGGGTCGGAACGCGGCGGGCGCGTACGGCGAGGGGATCGTGAACTCGTCTGGCAACGTCAGCAACACAGGAGCGGCGAACGGC